CCAGTAGTCTTTGACTCTTCCATCCCCTAAACTGACTAAGACCTTCTTTTGCGTCATGACTGATTTTTCTTGGAACATTGCCACGATGGAGAGAACCCTCTCGGATGGCATTGTGTACACCCTTCACTACACCGTTGAAGCTTTTGATGGCACCTATCGTTCGAGCGCCTATGGTTCTATCGGCCTCGAAGCCCCCGAGGAGGACGCTGCCATTCCTTACGCCGACCTGACGAAGGAAGTCGTGGTGGGCTGGCTGCTCGACAAATTTGGCGAAGAGAAAGTGGCTGAAATCGAGGCCGCTCTGCAAGCTCAAATTGACGAGCAAAAAGCTCCTTCAAAGGGCACAGGCACGCCTTGGGCTAGCTAAGCTTTTCTTTTCCCATTGTCCTCGTGGCAGTAAAAAGCAAAGCTGGAGCTTCCAGCACCAAGCGTATCATTGTCTCTCGCCCCAAGACCACAAGACAAGGGCAAGGCAAAAACAGCAAGCCAAGCCACAGACGAAAATTGTCTCGCGGGCAGGGTTGAATCAAGAGGGCTTCAGCCCTCTTTTTTAATGCACCATGGCGAGGCTATAATGGAACAAACTGTGACGATGGGGCAATGATTTATCCCGCCACTTATGACATAGTGGTGCTACAAAACGCCACTTATCGTATGCAACTAACCGTCATGCAAAGTGGTGGCACTCCCATCAATCTTTCTGGCTACACAATTGATAGTGATATTTGCGGTGTTTTAGACGATTCAATTATTGCTAGCTTCACCCCCACGATTACCAATGCTGCGAGTGGCGTGTTTGAGCTGGAGCTGGCTCCCGCAACAACGAGCGGCATTGAAACTGGTCTGTACAAATACGATGTGAGCGCAACTGCTGGCAGCGGCGACCGTTACTATTGGCTCAAGGGAGCCTGCACCGTTTCCGGCACTTGTTCTAGGAACTGATCATGAGCGACATTATTATCACTGTTATTAGTGGTGAAACCACAGAGTTAGAACTTTCCATTCCTGGCGTTCAGGGGCCAATTGGTGGCGACACCATGCCATCTGGCGGCACGGCTGGCCAGATTCTTGTTAAGCAAAGTGCCACAAATTACGATGCGGCTTGGACCTTCCAGGCTTCTGGTTTAACTCTTCGTGCCACCACGCTCTCTGGTACCACGGTTCAGGGAACAATTTCTGGCGGCACCTACACGTCGTCAACTATTAACAGCGGAGCAATCAATACGCCAGCCATTGTTAGTGGCACAATCGACTACACAGCCATTTCTGATGCAGTAATTGACCAGTGTACAATTGATAATTCAACTTTTGAAGATGGCACGATTTTCAATATTACACTTTCTGGTACTGTTAGCAACGTTGCTACGGTGACAAGTGGCGTTTACAACTTAGCCACTATTACCACGCCAAGCATTAGCGCCGGTACGGTTTCGGGCACGACAGTCAATAGTTGCACCATTCAAGGAGGCACGGTTTCGGGGGCAACAATTTATGCCAGTGGCGCCACTCTTCAATCGTCCACTTTTATTTCCGGCACCATTTCAGGCGCATCAGTCAACTCTTCATCCATCACTTCTGGCACGATTGTTGGCAGCACTCTTTCGGGGGTAGTAGTCAATGCAGGCACGATTTCGGGCGGCACCCTCGCGGCGCCCACAATTTCTGCTGCAACAATCATCTCTCCCGTTGTTTCTGGCACTATTACGGCGTCAGGAGGCGTCACCATTTTCGGCAGTGGGGCATCCATTGGTTTTTTGGGAGCATCGCCTATTGTTTGCCCTTCTGGAATTACCATTCCTAGCGGCGGGTCAACGGTGGGTGAGGTGCTGGTGGCGTTGAGCGGCGTGATTGTTGCACTTACTGACTTGGGACTGATTCGCCCTTGACGCAAGTCTTGGGCGCCAGTAGGCTTGGCTGGCATCCTTCTCTTTCCCATGGCCTTTGTCAATTCCATTTCCTTTTCCCATCGTTTCTCTGATGATGGCGTGACGCACGACACTTGCTCGTATCAAGAAATCAACCACACCTACAGCGCCGACACTGCCACTGCGCTGGCTCGAGCTTATTTTCAATTTATGGTGGCCTGTGGCTATGCTCCGCAAAGCGTAGTGGAAGGCATGTTGAGCATTGGCACTGAATATGAAGAGGCGTATTGTTACGATAGGAAGAAAGCTGGCGATTAATTGTGGGACAAATTATCAAAAGCGGTGAGCAGTTTGAAACTCATATTCAGGCAGATCATCGTGGGCAATTGCTGCAGCAAGGGCCTGATAGTGGCGCTGTAGATGCTTTTGGCAGGGCTCGCACAAGCGAGCCCTTCACTTTGTTCGACAGCACGTTGCGTTATACCAAACGAACAGACCTATGGTATGAAAAAAACACAAACAGTGGAACTACTAATTATTTGGTCAATGAAAGCTCGTTGGAACTGAAAACTACCACTGCATCGGGCGATACCATCCTGCGTCGAACCAAACGCAATCTGCCCTATGAGCCGGGTAAAAGCATGATGGTCATGCAAAGCTTCAAGGGAAGCACGCTGCAAGCCGGTCTCATTCAAGAAGTGGGACTGTTCGATGATGACAATGGCGTGATGGTCAGAGCAAGTGGCACCACTGTTCAATTTGCCATTCGATCAAAAACCACTGGCAGTGTTGTTGAAAACGTCATCGACCAAAGTGCTTGGAACATCAATACATTGCCTGGATTTGATTTCACAAAGATCAATATTTTCACCGTTGATCTGGAATGGCTTGGCAGTGGGCGAGTGAGAATGGGCTTTGTAGTAGATGGAGAAATTCAATATTGCCATGAATTCAACCATGCAGGCAATCAAGATGCGGTGTACATGACCACTGCCACCCTTCCATTGTCTTATCGTTTGTGCAATGGCGCTGCACTTGCGTCGGCGGCAACAATGAAAGAAATTGCCGCCACCGTGATCAGCGAAGGTGGTTACGAGCCTACTGGGCCAATCTACATTGGAGGAGCTGGCGTTACTGGCGTGGCCTCGATCACCACGGAAACAATGTTTGCCGCCATTCGCATGGCATCTGGACGCACTGACAATGTGATCTTGCCGGCTCAAGTGGACGTAGCTACTGACGGCAATGCAGTGGCACAGTGGAGCCTTTATTTAAATCCAACCATTTCTGGTACTTGGACAAACGCTCAAAATGGCAGGGGCAACGTGCAAGTGATGACGAGTGGTACGATTAGCGGCGGCACGATAGTTGGAGGCGGCTTGATCAGCGGACGCTCCGCTTCGGAATTTAGCCCGGCGAGTGCTTTGGCTCTGTCGCTGGGAAAAGACGCCAATGGGAATAGCGATATATTGGCTCTGACCATTCAATGCGACACTGCTATGAAAGCCACTGGAAAGCTGGGATGGCGGGAAGTGTTTTAATATAGACAAAAAGGCATGCTATGGTAACTCCCGCGAAGTACGATATTACAATTCACCAAGGTGCCACGTTTGAGCTGCCATTGCAATACAGGGATTCCACCGGCATTCCCGTCAACATGAGCGGCTACACAGTTGCCGCTCAGCTATGGAACAGAATTGGCACGTCTAAGGTGAGTGATTTTGATTTCACTTGGACTGTGCAAGCCAGTGGTTCGTTCAAACTTCGCCTCAGCAGTGCGGTCACTAGCGGCATTACTGAGCAATGCCAGTATGACGTGCTGACAACAGAGCCAAGTGGCGATAAATATTACCTTCTACAGGGAACGGCGTTTGTAGACTTGGGCTTGACCGGGAGGTGAGCATGTCTGAAGTGGTTGTCTTGTCTCAACAGACCAATCAAGTGGTCATCGAAGAAGAGAATAATACCGTTATCGTCGAAGCTCCAGTGGCTTCTGTGGTGACCATTGTTGAGCAAGGGCCACAAGGGCCGGCTGGTTCGGGAGCTTACATTCATACGCAATCTGCTGCTTCGACCACTTGGACGATCAACCACAACATGGGCTTTCGTCCATCCGTAGAGTTGCTAGATTCTGGCAGCCAAGAAATTGATGGCGAGATTTCACATCCAACCATAAATCAAACCATTGTTAGACTAAATCCAGCGTCGACTGGCATTGCTCGTTTAACCTAGGAAATTTTTATGGCCCGCAAATTTTTCACTGACATTGACCTGCAAAGTGTTTCAAAAGTGGTCAATTTGCCTTCGCCTGTGGACAATGGCGATGCGGCTAACAAAGCTTATGTTGATTCGCTAATTGAGGGATTGGCGTGGAAGGATAGCGCTCGCGTGGCAACGCAAAGCAATCTTAACTTGAGCAGCCCTGGCTCGACGATCGACAGCGTCACGATGGCCAGCCAAGACCGAGTGCTGGTGCGCAATCAATCCACGCAAAGCCAAAATGGCATCTATGTGTGGAACGGTGCTAGCACGGCCATGACGCGTTCGCTTGATGCCAGCACCTTTGCGGAGCTGGAGCAGGCAGTTGTCACAGTGGAAGAAGGTACTGACGCTGGCTCTAGTTATCGCCAAACTCAAATCAACGGGACAATTGGCACTAATGATATTATTTGGGCGTCGTTTGGCACCGCTGCCCCTGCCGCGAGCGAAACTACCGCTGGCATCGCTGAGATTGCCACGCAAGCGGAAACCGATGCTGGCACGGACGACGCACGAATCATCACGCCACTAAAGCTGGCTACTTGGTCGGGACGCATTAAGAAATATGCCGCATCCATTGGTGATGGTAGCAATACCAGCTATACAGTCACTCATAATCTCGCTAGCCGCGATGTGCATGTTACTGTCTACAATGCCAGCACTTATGACGAAGTGATTACTGACGTGAGTCATTCAACCACGAATACTCTGACCATCGTCTTTGCAACGGCTCCGTCATCTAACGCTTACCGCGTGGTGGTAGTTGGCTGATGACTAGAGAGTTACTGACTGGTGCTGATTTCAAGGGTCCGCTGCAAATAAATGGCTCTGCCGGTACAAGCGGTCAACTGCTGGCATCTCAAGGGGATGGCGCCATCCCGCAGTGGGTGGCCGCAAGTGGTTTTAGCGGTGGCACGCTGACTAGCAATCTGACCCTTGCTTCTGGTGCCACGTCGCTGTCTCCGCTGACCCTGCAATCAGGCACCAATCTGACAACCGCAGCGGCTGGCGCTATTGAATACGACGGCAAGGTGATTTACAGCACGCCTGCTGGACGTGGCGTGTCGCCGTCGATGATGTTTTACAGGCTGAACGCAAACTTAACAGGCTCTAATGTGAGCACTGACCAGTCTGTTTATGGTGTTGGCGTAACTTTAGAAGCCGGTACTATTTACGCTTTTAGTGGGATATATCAGTTACAAAAAAGCAGTAACACGACATCTCATACAATAGGCACTAGCTTTGGTGGTACTGCAACATTAAATAACATTAACACTGGCATCCTTTGGACACGCGCAGCGGTTGCCACTGCTAGTGCAAGCATGGATACGTTTTCCGCTTACCATGCTTTTGCGACTTCTGCCGCAAACTTGGTATTGACGGGTAGCATTGCAACGGCAAATCAAACCTTTGTGGCAAGAATTGCTGGCACTGTAAGCATAAATGCGGGCGGCACGTTTATTCCGCAGTACAAGCTAAGCGCAAATGGTGGTCCCTATACCACGCTAGCTGGCTCATATTTTTCAATTTGGCCAATTGGTGCTGCTGGTGCCAATATCTCCGTTGGACCTTGGTCGTAATGCTGTAAGCTAATTGCTATCGTTGCAGGGGCAATTGTGAACTGGCTTGACAGTCCTGAAATCAAAGCATTTCGTGAAGCTTGGCAGGCGGAAGATCAGCGGTGTCAAGCAGAAGACCAGGCTTGGTGGGACAGTCTTGACGGAGAAGGCAGAGCAAGAGCTTTGCGGCAGGTGGCAAAGCTAATTCACAAAGCCGACGTAGAAGATCGAGGCTCTTATCGCCATGCCATGTATCACGTTTTTGGCATCGACTATTGCGACGGCCTGGCTCACTATATGGAACTGCACAATGCTATTTATCGTGGCCTGGAAGCTGACAGAAGGGCCGATAGGACGGATGATGAGGATGTACTAAGCGAAGATACAATTGCCCCGTGAGAGCCGCTCCTGCGGACAGCAAAGCAAAGCCAATTAGCACTTCCATTGTCCGCTCTGTTCTCCCTCCATTTTACCGGGAAGCTGCCAAGTGATACGGAGTTCCGCACCTAAGGCTTTAATGTCATCACTGGCATCAGCAGGAGCCTCCCGGACGATCATCACGGAAGGGACAATGGCATCGGGCAGGGGCGTAATAGTAGCTTCGGGGAACAGCTCTCGAGCTTTGTTGGCAAGTTGACTTGCCCTGGTCTCTCGCTCTTCTTTTTCCCATTGCTTCACTAAAACAGCCGCCTGCTTGTCTACTGCCTCCATTACTACTTTCGTTTTCCATTCTGTCCAATCGGGCCTGCAATAGGACATGAGCATTTTGAACCAAAGCTTGCCGGCTAGCGAAGGCCACTGTCCTGCTGCCCACAGACCAGCTTCGTAGCACAATGCATTTAACCAGGACTGGCGGTTCATCCCTCTTGAAGGACGCTCACCCAGACTGTTCCTTGCTTTGTTAGGGGAAGAATTCTGTCGCGGAGGTCGGCATTACGGCAACGCACGCAGCCGTGAGTTGGCACTAGCGGCTGGCGAGGAGCCCATGCGCCTGGCCATCCATTTGCACTTCCGCCGCCATGGATCATGATTCCAGCCCTGCCATGACCAGCTTCTTGATTCTCTAGCTCCACCATGTCAAAGCTGTACCAACCATAGGCCATGAGAGTGCGATCATAAGCAGGCTTGTCCCCCACGCGCTCGTAATCCTTGTAAATGGTGCCAATCTTGTAGACCCCGGGCGGTGTATCAGAATTTTTGATTTTCCATTCAAAGTCGCTATATTGTCCGCGAGCCAAACAAGGGATTTCCCATAGAAGCTGTCCTTCAAAAGAGAAAGCTTTCATGGTTTCAATGGCGTCATTGACAATCAAATGTGAGTCGCCTTTTTTGAAGCCAAAGTCTTGCGGGCGTTTCTTGGGGCCAATCATGGTAGTAGTGGTAGATTCGGGAGCGTATTGTTTCATGAGCCGCGACAGTTTCGCGGGGTAGTCGGGATCAGTGGCGTATTTTTGCTCCTTCAACATGCGAGCAGCAGCGTAACGATTAGGAGCATTGTTGATGCCCTTGAACTGTCGATAGTCTTTGTACCAGCGGGTGACTAAATATTCAATGCAAGCAGACAGGCTTGGGAAATCAATGAAGCCTGCTTTAATTGTCACCCACTTGCCATCGTAAAATTCTTGCGTGGACACCACGCTACCACCACCTTTCAAACCAAGATAGTTACATTGCCCGGAGGTGTGCTGGCCGAAGCCACTCTCTAGGCAGCATTGAGCCGCAACAAGCTCCGGGAATCGCGCCCCGTGCTTGCGAGCAAGCTGAAAGCATTCATCCCAGAACTGTTTGCTTGTGGCCACCTTCAGCCCTTCACGCGAAAGATGGCTTTAAGGCCAGTCAGCAGCAGTTGGATGAGGTTGTTTTCCTTCCAGGGAGTGTGCTGAATCACTTGGTCCAGCGCAGCAATGACAATGCCGCCAACAACAAACCATTCAACGCCAGTCATGATCGTAAAGAAAGTTTCTTAAAGCCTAGCGTTCGATTTCTAGAGAGCGCACCCTTGTTTCCAAGCCCTTAATATTTTCCGTGAGTTGATCAAGCTTTTCCGCAATATTTTCTACTTGCGTGGTGATTTTCACTTGCTGCTGCCCAATGCTCATCATCATGCCGCCAGTGGCAAGCAGCATTCCAGCGGTGATGCTCACGGCCAAATGCGCTAGTTGTTCCTGCCAGGCATTCATCGCACGCAAGCTTTTTGTTCATTCTAGACAATTCCCGCTTCATTGTTTTTCTAGGTAGGCTTAAGGCAAGACAACTTATTTCGCCATGGGGAAAGGAAATGAGGCCGACTTCCTTCTTTACTCCCTTTGTGAATTACGTCCTGGAGAAGCTAAGCGTCGTTTCCGAAAAAGTATTTTTGAAGACTACTTCCTGCGAGGACCATTTGGCCATTGTGCTTGTGCCTATTGCGGCAAGTGGACGGAAAATCTGACCATTGACCACATTGTTCCCAAGAGCAAAGGTGGTCCGCATTTCTCGAAATGGAACAGTGCTCCTGCATGCTTGAGCTGCAATGCAAGCAAAGGAAGCCTGCCAGTGTTTGAATGGTGGCGGCCACAAAAATTTTGGACGCCAGAGCGCGAAGAAAAGCTTCTTGCATGGGTGCATGCCCATAGCTTCATCAGCGCCCATACGGACATTGGAGAGTGGGAGCAATGGATGCA